TGCATTTTGTATTAAGAAATTCGCAGGCATATTCACCGCGAAAGCGCCATACAATGGCGGTTTCGCAGGTTAACCCCCTGCGAGGGATAGTAGATAGGGGGGGCCTCAATATGAGGCGGGCCAGGCTGGCAAGTAAATATCAGGAATATTAACAAAACCGAACACGTTAAAATCTTTGCCAGCGGCTACCGATAACATTAATTCGGTACCCGAGGAGCCAAGATCCTGGTGTTGTGCGGTGTATGAAAACATAGCTGCTGCCATGTCCTGAATAGTACCACCAACAAGGTTTTGCATAGTTGAATAGCGGTAAGCAGCAGGATTAGCGGCCTTCATTCTCTTACGAGAATAATATGGGAATACGGCAGATGTACTGCCTTGTGTTTGTATTTGATTGGTTGATAAAGCTCCGTTTCCTAACATAGCCATAACGCGCCTCTGATTGATATTATCGGTACCAGAGAGAGCGTTATATTGCTCCGTGAAAGTCCAGTCAGCAGCGTATGATACACGCTGTGATAGACAACACATAGATGCGGCTTGTGAATTACCAGTGCTTCCAGCACGCCATTCATAAGAACCACGAACGCCGGTGAAACAGGCAGTGATCCAGGATAGTGGTGTGGTAAGTTGCATAGGAAAGGAAACTGAACCTGTGCCACTAAGAGTGGCAAGATCCAAGGTTTGCTTAGAGCAAGTGGTGAAATTGGTAACAAGACCACGTGGTAGCGGATTTGTCAAGTAAGTTGATTGATGCCAACGTCTACATTGAGAACCATCATTAGCGACGTACAAATCAATAGGTTTTATCAACCAAAGTTGAGATGAGTGCAGTAAATTGCGGATAGACTTAATGGATTCGCCTGCATAAAGCTCTCCTAAGATGTCGACTGTATGACCAGACTCGCCACCCTCCTGAGTTTCCTCGGCAACTAAGGTATCTGCCTGTACTTCTGTGATGATGGTGAATGGCTCGATAGGAATATCAACAACGATAGGGCCAATAGGTGCTGGCACTGGATCCAAGGCTATGTCAGCCTGTACCACCGTATTGGTAAACAAGGTGTTGGCATAATCAGAAGAAGCGTAGGCACCGTCATTTCCATAGCCCGCACGACGAACGGCCACCTGATAGTCCTCCCACCACACTTCCACTAATAATGAAATAGGTGAGGAATCATCAGAACAGGCGAGTTTGTTGGCAACGTTAATGAAAACGACTCCATTAGCACCAGCTGGATCTGGGAAAGCGCCTCCAATGTAGTTAGCACTGGCTGAACTACTGGTAGCGGATCTATTACCCCAACAAGTCGGGGTAGCAGAACCAAATGGTGTCTGTGATAAAAATCCAGTATCCATATTGTCCATGCCGTAACTTGATCGCCAGGGGACTTTATATATGATTTCAGTTCCATTTGCTAAGTCAAAAATCTCAGTTACCAATCTACCATTTCCGACAGATTGAGGGGGGGCAACAGAAATAGGGTCGTGCGAAAACGCTAGACGGCCTCGGTGGAATTGACTGCAAACAGCAGTCACCCGTATGCAGAAAGTTCCTCGATAATAACGAAACAAAGGGCATAGGTAACATGCAGGAGTCATAGTAAATCGTTTGCAAGGCATAGTACCAGTTCCAGTATTTGTTACAGACTGAAACCGAAATTGCTCAGGTGTCACCGGAATGGAGAATAATGTGAAATCCTCAGCATCAGAAGAGTTCCAAGTAATCGTATCGATGAGGCAAGGACGCGCAGCAAAAGCTGCTATGTTTAGCTCGTCAGAACGCTTACAACCAGCGATACCGGGATCAACCGACACTTCATTCATAGAATCCAACGCCAAAACTGGTGTAAATCTAGATATATCGGTGGAAGGGTTGGTGAGAACTGAAGTAGGAGTAACGCCTCTTGGTGCCTCTAATAGGGGGGGATTGGACCATCCAAAGTGAGATAATACCTTGGAAGTTGCCCTTGCCGCCATACGAGTTGCCATTGCAAGTGGCGCGATGGGGGGAACCCCCTCGAGCATACCTGCGGCATCAGCAATTGAGGATGCCATAGCGCTTGGTAATGTATCAGCTGCGTCAGCATTTTCGTCCTTCACCTTGCCTTTTGATTGAACAGAGACAGATGTAGGACCCCAGATTTGAACATCAGTTGCCCACGCGTATATGGAAACAGTAACCGGATTAGCGTCAGTGGTTCCACTAGATCTTAGAACCACAACTTCTTCAGTAACTAATGTGCCCATTTCTTGTAGCATGATGTCGGTAGCCGCTTGAGTTGATATTTCTATGTGGTCAGTGTGGTATTCAAAGGGGAGTACTAATTCACCACCTTGCGAAAACTGGGGTAAAATTTTGATGTGTTGCCGCTGAGATCGAGCCATGATGGAACTGGCATCAGAAAGGGCTGAACCCGGTGCAGCGCCACCGGGATACGCATCAGTGCTGTCTCCCGCTATCTGCCCTCCAGAAAAGAAAGGGCAGAGTCCAGGAGTGGAAACGCTAGTATGAGATAAATTACACAAAGGGCGATAGGACATCATCAAACAACCGTACTTAAACGGTGTCCCACTTATGTTAACCTTGATGTGCAACTTGGCTCTCAAACGTGAAAAGCCACGTAATTTTGGGTAGATGGCAGAGTGCATAAAATAGTCACGCCACGGCCGCAGAAATGATGTTGGCCGAACCGTGTTCTCATACCATTGTAAAGTCGCAATATTGATTGGGCGACTGAAGAAATCTTTAAAATCTCCTGGATGTTCATAGGCGATGGATGAATCATTAAAAATTCTGGATTCATCATCAACCTCAGGAGGAGTATTATCAGTAAAACGTAAAAATGAAGATTGAGCGGGTTGTTTCTTTTCCACAACTAAAACCCATTGTTGTAGAGCACTCTCTTCTTGGCGATGATCCTTGTCGCACTACATATTCGGGGGAGCGCCCCTGGATCACGCTCTAGCAAGCCTTTATGCGCTACATAAGAGTAGTATAAATATCGCGCATTAGGTAACCAATACTAGAGCAGGCCTTTTGGTTCACGACTTAGGCACTCACAAGCCGATAGGGAATCATTTAGCCAAGGAAGGCAGTCGTCTCGCGCGATTTCGCGGCGAGACGTTTGCTTACCTTGACTTCGAAGGAATCGAATCCCTGACCTTGGGTCAGGTACAGAATCCACTTCTCTAGTGCGTACTCAGCTACGCACTCTTTGCACCTGTTAACGTGCAGATCGTAGGCTTCTTTGCCATGGTGAAACATCTCAGTTAGAGAGCTCAAGATGGCTGAAGCGTCACGCTCGCTGTCGCAAGCGGTAGTCCTCTTCTGCATGATGAGCATATTAATAATACTCTTCATTTCGAGAGGTGCGGCGATGTATTCTCCGCAGTCTACCCACGCACGCTTCAAGAAGGAGTAATCTGTAGGATCATCAAAAGGCTTAAAAACCATGCTCTTCTGGGCATCCGTATAGACAACCCCAACTTTCTCCAATTCGTCATGGACAGTTATGAGATTGAACTTTGCTTGGTAGTCCTCTGACACAGAGACAACATTGTCATCTCCATAGGTGCCTAGGCGTAGACTTTCATCGGTACAATTGTCGAGCGTACCGAACTTCTCAAGCCAAACATACCGAATGTAAAGGGAGTTGACAATGCTATTGATGATAACGGTAAGAGCATGACCGGAAGGATTTGATCCATTCAAGATGAGCAGATCACCAAAGTAGTTGACACAGGGGTAACTACAATCAACTGCCAGGGTATGCATTACTTGAATATCTTCAGCAGAATAATTTCCCGAACACTCAGCTAGCCGTATAATAATGACCCAAGCCTGTAGCATTATCTGCGATGCCTGATGCTGGTCGAAATTCGCGTAATCACCGCAAAAAGTCTTCCATTTCTCACCAGGGAAGTAATGGCGATGTAAAACCGCCCAGTCATCACCATGAGGATTCAGACCAACAGCGAGCTCACTCAAAAGATTGTAATGCTGGAGTAAGCACACGATGGAGAGGAAATATTTCCGAATAAGGAAGAGACCCTCGAAACTTATCGCCTGGAAAACTCTAACTTTACCTTGGGTATTCTTCTTCTCAGATATGGGCTCGTCTTTGAGAGAGGAGTTGAAAATAAAACAGGGTCGAATCCCTTCTTTGCATTTCTTCTCAGCCTCCTCTATCCTTGCTCGCGTAAATTCAGGTATCGTCACTTGTGGTCCATTGCTATCACGGGTATAATTCAGCAACTTGCTTTTTGGTTTAAAATAGGGGAAACCGGCCCCTTTGGAAAAATTCATACCATCGACGAAATCGACGCCGTCAATGCCGAATAAATTGGACTTATCATCCAGCGGCGTAGTTTTGGCAATCTGAGCCTCGGGAATCCGCATAAGGCGCTTGAAGTAATGATCAGCGCATTTCTGCAATTTTGCGGCATCAAAAAATTCCTTGCTGTCTACGAGACTTGACATGCAATTATACCTAGGCATCCAAGATGGGCAGGTGGGCTTGACCTTAGAGGCTGCAAGCCCTAATCCCTCCCAAAAGGGAGCCATTCTGGCTTTTGCCACCTGGGACGTGAAACCCTGAGTCGGGACACCCTTGATGGTTCCTACGGGGTATATACTAATGCCTTCAGGCCTGTCTCCAATACCTTCATACCTCAATGGGCTTTTCGAATGAACTTGTTCATCAATATCGAAGGTCCCATGTTCATTATGTAGATCGATTGGTCCATGGCATATAGCCGATGAGGCCGATACTGTAGTAGTCAACGAGTTTAACCAATCAAGCGGTATTGGAATAGCCAGAGATTGAGATTCGACCACTTTACCAAAATAATCCATCACGTCCTGGGCACCACAATGAATTCCCGCGATAAAAATCTCTCCTTTCCGATCTGAGTAGAGTACACCACCGCAATCACCTTGTCTGGTTTGGATCTTCATCGTGCTATGCCAAAAGTATTCAGAACCATGACTAGATAGTCCCTCTAACGAGCGCGACATATCTACATTCTCACGGATAGTAGCTAAATCGACATCCAAGACACGCGTACCCAATCTTAGATAACCTGTGAAGGCACCAGACTGCGTTTTAAGTAATACATATTTACGCAGATCTTGGCCTGGAGCTAGGGGAACTTCTAAAGCAACGTAATCGGTAGTAGGATGCATATGCACAATTATTGCTTTCGGAGATATAAAATCCTTGCAACCATTGGCTCTTTCAAAACACCATTTCTTCTCATCCTTGATCAAACAATTGAGGTAAAAATGTTTGGGTATCAACCAAACTCGACCGAATATATTCAAAGCGTGAATACTGGATTTTTCAGTGTATAGGACAGCAGTTTGTGCATTCAACACTGTTCCAAGATGTCCAGCTTGACCCGTCTTGCTTTGTGTAGTCATACATGATCCTAATCCTAAAAACCCTGTATTCTTCCAAACATTGGGAACAGAGTCAGATATGGGTTCCATCGCTCTACCACTAGTTGTGATACCACCGTGAGCCTCGACTTCCCTTCTCGGCCCTGAAAGTAGCATCCAATAGGCCAAGAAGGCAAAAACTGCACCGCCGATCATCAATGTCCTCACACAACGCAGACGGGGAGGGTTGGCAACTGCTTCAGTGCGATACTCGAAACGAGAACGCAAATACAATGAACATGTATAGCCAAAACGACATGCCGCAGCATATTGCCTTTCGGCAAAGTCGTCTGGCCAACCAAACCAGAAAGCCCGCAGTGTCATATTGGCTGCACGAAGATAATTATAATCACAGACGTACAAAAGTAATGAGATACGCTGCATGGGTGACGACATGAAATTGGAAAGAACAGACATGCCACGGGTACATATCAGACCGATTAAGAGACATATCATCGCAAATATCTGAAATTCCCAAAGGAAAGACCAGTTTGACACTGGGTTATTTTGCACAGCGGGTCGGTTTGTCCTTGGGGCTCGAGATCGCAATTGGTCTCGGTCGGCTCCTAGCCATGCTTCTTCACTAATCTCATAAAGCTCTTGAGTTCGCTGTTGACGTGAAGGCCCCACAGAGGGAGGAGGGCATGAGCAAAAATTTTTATATGCTCTGCACCCTGGGCACAACTGATCATCAAAATGCTCCTTGTAGGTGTCTGTAATGCTTTGATTCTTGAAGTGTTCCATAGCGGCCTTCTTATACCACGACAACAAATCAGGTATGGTGGAAAAGTTGTGGATAACGGGGTAAGTCACCGCACCTACGGGATCTATGGTAACACGCTGTATTTCAAAGTCCCACAAGTCTCGATGACCAGCAGCTTTGGCTGAATCTAATCTTGCGCTGCCATCTATGACATACGTGCTCTTTACTACTGGCCTTATCACATATGGAAAGCGACGCAACACAGCAGTAGGCTTCATACATGCTTGAGCAGCGTTAAGTGAACGATTGTTGGTGGAGGCGACTACAAGCTGGGGTGCTATATAGACTTTACCCTTCTCCTCCAATGCAGCCATATTAGGGAAATAAGGCATAGAATTTACGACATATATCAGCTCTTGTATCTCCGCTGCGAAATCAGGAACTTTACAATTGCGTTGCGCAATATCGTCGTACACAATGCACCAATTGCTGTTGCAGTAACAGCTCCAATATTCTTCACCGGAATTACGGTTATATAACCCATTCGCTGGTAAAGGCGTTGGAATTGTACCAGATTGCCTTATTGACTCAACGGGGTTCAGCAAACGGAAATAATCGGTTAAAGTCTTCAAAATAGTCGACTTGCCAATACCTGCCTCGCCATAAAGTAATATGGTGAAGGGGGCACCACGCATCTTGCAAGCTCTGCTTATGGCCAGCACCTTATATCTGGCATGCCGCATACGCAAAACATCACCGTTAATAAGTACCTTGGTAGACGGTTTAAGGGTGGTAGCTAACTCAGTACCTTCAACGATCGCGTCATGTAAATCACCATCTAAAGTTTGCATCTCAGGGGTTAGCACATCACTAACTTGTATCAACTCGACTCTCTCAGTCAATTTGTCTGCCTTCTCTTTAAATCTCAAGTACAGACTATCATTCCGAAGGAAAACCTTAATATCTCGGGTCTTCCAAAATTCTATGCCGCAAGTGGCCAATGTGACCATATGTTCGTATAGAGTGGAGGCTGTGGAAACACCCTTCTCTATCTTAGTCTGTTCGGTTATTTTAGCCAGAAAATCCATGTCAACCATTTTACCAGGATTGATAAAAACAATAGCCCAGATCAAAGTAATGATCTTGATGGAGGATGTGAGAGCTGATGAGTTGAGAAAACCTCTAACATACTGATGAACAGTGTCAAAGGATTGTACCTCTGTGCGACATACGAAGCCTTCGGGCAAAGGATACGGCAAAGGAATGCCTGCACGAGTGGGGTGGGATGTGTAGATTGTAGGTTCTTCAGTAGAATCAGGTCCAACAAAATCTCGAGTTAACGAGCTGACGTAGTTAATCATGGTGGTCCTATCGAAATATTGAGAAATAACACTAGAAGTAATGCGATATTCAGAGGTGATATAATCCGTGAAGACTCCGAGTGCGAAAAGACGCCCCCAGGCGTCCGCGGCGTGACGAGCAGTAATTACTAAAATAATCAGTTGGCGCAAAACACGATATTCGCGCATCTTGCATAGTTTTTTGTCCAACTTCTCATCAAAGAGGCCTATCAAGCCCTGCACACGTGTATTAGTAACTGAAATCTCCATGATACGCAAGGCCTTAGCCATGGCATGACGATAACTATGGTCTGAAAACGAATGAAATGAACGATCGCCTGTACCGCTAGGATCAAATCTAAAAGTCATGGTGTATCTATAACGGCCCTCGCTCTCACGTCCATATCTGTGAAACATACCCAAATGATTAGGGAAAGCGGTGTAAGAAAGTCTATTGATTTCTCGTTGTAACGCAACTAGGGGAGGTTCTGGACTCAAAGATGTTTGTACAGTTGTCCGCACCTTAGGAGCAAATAATAACCAAAGCACCCAATGGCAAGCTATTGCGATCATAAGTATATTGCGAACGCGATAAAGGGCTAGAATACAGTTCAAACGAACGACACTCAACGAAACGTCGGGATAATAAAACAACGTATTGTGGTATTCGCTGACGTGAATCGAGCAAACATTGGGAGAACCCTTAAGGGTAAAGGTTTGTGGAGTATCTAAGGCTCTGCCGCCAGGAAGCATAAGTAAAATAATGATGAAACCCATTAGCCATCCTGAGAGTCTCAGATAGGGGGCAGGACGGACGACGAGGTTGTGATATAGATCTGAAAAGGCTTGACCTGCGAGAACGCTGCGGGCAAAAAGCCAACTCCAAGTATGGTAAAACGCACAATAATAGGCTAAAATCACAATAATAGCAGAACCTATATAGTGTTGTAAAGTAAAGGGAAAACCCTGACGGTGATGAAGGGGTAAACAAACATGGAAAAATCCAAAAATAGGTCCCACAAATTCTTGGAACAAATTAGATTTGGGGGGTAAGGGGGTCTCAAGTAAAATCAAACAAGAACCGAAAGAATAATCATTCGACCTATCGGCCAAACAACTATAACCAATTAAATTTCCGGAACAATAATCTAACCACGAGATATTATGTGAAATTGTTGTATTCCACATAGAATCAAATTCGAACAAATCGTTTCCAACATCCAACACGATAGTTTCTTTGCAGGTAAACAGGTCTCCATTAATGACCTGTACATCCTGGGAGGAATCCTCACGATTCCTATCCTGCATGCACGAAGCGTTACCTTCGCATGCACACAACGCAAATACAAATAGCGTTACAATTAACAGCACCACATTGATCTTATTATACATCATCAATGTTGCTGTTTACTAACAGAGTGGGTGATCTACATTCTTTGAGGAGCGGAAGTGTCCTCAGCGAAGTTTTAGGGAATATGCTGATCAGTATTAACTAACGAAACCCTTGTCTACATTATAGCAGTAGAACATAGCTGCTCAAATACGTCGAGAGCAAGACGTACCTAAAATTGAATATTAAAATACCGAAGCAATGTATTGCGCGAGGAAGGTCATTAACCTAACCTTCAAAGCGCTCAATAGCCAGATACGTAAATAATCAAAAATAGGGTATAAAATGTCTCTATACAGAGAAGATAGTACATAAATCAGAAAAGTTGTAAAATACGTCTGATACCTAAGTACGGCGAGATTACCAATATCGAGAATTAAAAAGTGTTGCAAAAGCATGGGGTTACCATATACACTAAATAATCGCGAATTGGGCTTAATATCATCTCAAACCTTATATGATTGTCATAATGACAAACCATTCCACCAGGTAAGGGTGGAAGGAGCTAGATCTTAATTCTAAATGCATCAACAATAAAAATTGCGACTCACATCTAAAATAAATTCTAGCCCGGCCCGATAAAACTGGGCTGTGCATAAGCTCTTAAAAGAGCGGATAGCACGATCCGAATAGGCGGGGTAATAAACTATTAACAAGAAACTTCAAAAAGCGTCTTGTTATAGCGTATTACCG